GCCGGCCCAACCATCGTCCAGGTCACGCCCTGGTCGGTGGACCGCCACATTCCATAGCCGGTTAAATCCGTTATGCCTCCACCCCACGACACAACATAAACTGAGGGATAGCTTTGCCCGGACGCGGGCGCACCGAAGCCGACGCACATCGGTTCTTTAATCAATGAACTTGAAATCGTCGCGAAGGTCGCGCCGCCGTCGGTAGAGTGGAACAGCGAACTTGCCCCCGGATGCACCACCGTGCCGCCCCCAACGAGCCCTCCGGCGATCCATATGTCGTTCGCATTGCTAGGAGTCGCCTTCAATCTGATTATGTTGAACCCGAAGGCGTGATTGCCCATGAACGTGACGGTGCCGCCGCCGCCCGTCAGCTTGTAAATTCCGCTGCGGGAACTTGAGGGACTGGTTGCCGAATTGGTAGTGGCGAGGGCGATGTAGAACGTCCCCGCGGTCACGCGGTCCGCTGCGGTGGTGTAGTAGGGCCTATACGGCTGGATCAGATCGTTGTTGGAGTTCGCGTAGAGCGACACGAACAGGCTGTCCGCGCTTCCGCTGCTGGCCGACGTCGCGGCCGCCAGCAAAGTCACGGTGCCGGCGGCGCACGAAGACACCACGCCGATAGTCTTGGGCGGGGAATAGGTGTAGTCGAAAATCTCGGCAGTGGGATAAATGCCGGCGCACGAGCCCCCGCTGATGGTCAGCGTCGTGTCGTGCAGGGCCCACGACGCGCCCGCCGTGACGGACACCGGATCGGCGACGCCGTTGAACAATAAATTGTCGCCGCTCGTAACGGTCGCCAGCGAGTTCGCGTTGAGCGTCAGCGTGGTGCTCGCGCAGCTCACTATCTGTCCGATGTTGACGGCGCCGCCGCCCTGAATGTCCCACGCCGTTTCGCCGGCGACCGCCTTTGAGCAAGACCCGACCGTGAGCGTCGCGCTGCCGCTTGCCGAGGTGGCGCTCGCGGTCGTGGTCGCCGCCAGGCCCGACGTTGGGGTGGCGGCGGCGAGCGAAACGTGCGTCCACCCCGACCCGCCGGCCCCTACCCAGCCGTTCATGGTATAGAACGGAGCCGACAGGGCGTAGGTCAGAAGAATGTTCAGCGGCGTGCTGACGGCGAGGGCCATGCCGTATTGAACTTGGTTCGTGAAGTCGACGAGCCGGTCGCGATGCAATGCAGCGTCGTAACGCCGGTCGGAATCGTGAAAGCAAACCAGCCGCCGCCGGCCGTTATCTCCTGGTCGCTGGTCGTGGCGGCCACGCCATTGACGTTGCAATACATCGGGTTGGCGCCGACGTTCGACACTACCGTGACCGGGCCAGTCGGCAGCGTGCCGCTGCTGTCGGAGGTCGTGACCGACAGCGGCGTCATGCGCGCGCCGGTCACGCTGGGCGTAAAGCCGCCAAGGCTTGCCGACAGCGTACCAAACACTGGTATGCCGCCGCCGGCGCATGACGACGTGCCGTCGCTGTTGACGACCGGCACAGCCTTGCCGGTCGAGTTCAAGCAGTACAGCGACACGCGCGCGGCGGTGCCGTCGTATTTTTGCTGCGCCTGGGCGGGCGCCACGAGGAAAAGCGCGGCGATCGCCGCACTGACAATGGCAGCCTGTAAGCATTTCATTTTATGCGGCTCCATTATAGATGGCCGACACGACGGCACCGCCGCCGGTCAGCGTCTTAAGGCGCGCCTTGATGTACGCCGTAGTAATGCTGACCTGCGTCAGCCCCAGCTCGGTTATGGGCGCCAGCAGCACGCCGTCGGTGCCGGCCGCAATGGTGACCGACTCATTCGCGCCGCTATTCAGCACTCCGGTCAGCAGCGTCGTATTGGCATTGGGCGGGCTGCTGGGCGTGCCGGGGAATACCGCCGAGGGAAACTGAATCGTTATGGCGCCCGCCAGATTGGTCGCCGTGATCTGCACGGCCTGCATGCCGGCATCGGCGTTGATTTTGGTCACCAATGCGGCGGCGATGCTGGTGAGACTGTCGCCGCTGACCACGGTGTGCGTCAGAGTCTTGCTGCCATTCGGCAAATTGGGATTGATAAAATCCAGGCCGACCAGATCGCCCGGTGTCGCCGTGCCGCCGATCGTCGCCGTGTAGGTATTAAGCGGCCAGCCCAGCGCGTTGGTGCCGAAAACGTCTATCTCGAGCGTCGAGATTGAACCAAACGCCTCGATTGAGCCGGTCTTGGCCCAGCCGGACGGAATCCACAGGCCCTCGACCGGCGTTGCCGCGACTGCGTCCAGCAATCGTGCCCTGATGCCGAAAGGACCGCCGAACGGCGCGGACTGGTATTCACTGACCGGCTGCGTGCGCAACATGGCGTCCCCCAGTTTCGGATTACGATTCGCTCTCTATCACGGCCACGATCTCGTCCTGCGCGACCACTTGGCCCAGCTCAATCCTGTGACGCACCACGCCCGCGCAGGGTGCCACGATGGGCCACAGCGTTTTCATGCACTCGACCTCGACAATCCGATCGCCGGCCTCAACGCTGGCACCGTCGTCGGCGCAGCGGAGCGCGACGGTCCCGGCAATTTCGGCCCGGCAGTCTGTGGTGCGCATTCGGCGGGGGACTCGGCTGGCAGCATGGACTGGTCAGGCCTCGACGGTGATTCGTCGTCTTGGACGCACGCTATACCATTTCCTGCGTTTGCTCGCGCCAATTAATCGTCAGGTTGGGCGCCGCGTCGCGCGCGTCGACCACGGCAATCAGCGCCCCGATGGCGCCGCCGCCCAACCAGAAGCTGCCCGTGAACATGCTGGGCTGCAAAAACAGCAGACGGCCCAGCGCGTCCTCAAGCTGCACGCGCCCCCAGGCGCCGGCCGCGACAATCTGCACGCTGTAGAGCTCGGCGTGCCGGCGCGCCAGGCGGAAGCGCCCGGCCGCGGTTATCTTGTGGCTGCGCATGAGGCTGCCCGGGGCCGACGGCGCGTACACGTCGACAAGGTCAAGCATAGCGTTCTGGGGTTATGTACTTGACTCCCTCACGCCTTTTCCTTGGCGACCAACGACGCCGACACGCTGACGCCGGCCGATATGATGGCGCACCCCGGCGAGCCAAGATTGCCGCTCCAACCAACCGAGCCGCTGACCGACACATAGAAGTCCTGTTTGTCATTTGGCTCTGGAATAATGTTGACGAAAGCCATCACGGCAGTTCGCGCCTGCATGCGGTCGGCGGCATGAATCGGCTGCGACGCCTCCACCTTGTCTAGCTCGGCGTCGACTTTTTTCATCACCTCGCGTTCGGTCGTCCCGCGTACACTGAATGAGTAGGACATTGATGTCTCCTGGTGCAGATTTGCCGCAACCGGATGATTGCGGGGCCACCTATTTAATCAGGTGTCGCACGGCTTGTCGATAAACGCTGGCGGTAACTTACGACGCCGCGGTCGGAGAGGCCGGCCAAACACTGGCGCAATGCTGCGGTCGTGGCGTTCCATCCTATCCTCGTAGCTTTCCGCACGCACGATCGGCAGCAAAATCACCATCGCGGGCTGCTCGCGGCGCACCGCCGGCGCGTAGGACGGCGCCCAGTCTGCAAACTGCACGACGTTACGGGCGCGCTTGCTCATCGTGACCTCGGGCGGAAACCCCGCCGTTCACGGCGGGGAGGAAGCCCGTTGAGCTTCCACGTATCGCTTGACCCTCTCAAGCGGAGCGCCACCAGCACTGGCGGCAAAGTAGGACGGCGACCAAAGAACACCGCGCCAATAACGAGCAGCGATATCCCGACGCTCAAGTCTGAGCAGTCGCGACGATGTTCCCTTGAGGGCGTTAACCAAGGCGGAAACGGAGTGCTTCGGCGGGTACTCAATAAGCAAGTGAACGTGATCTTTTTCGCCGTCACAGGCGATAAGCACACAATCCATTGCGGCGCAGACCTTGCCAAAATGGCCTTTGAGCCAATTGATCGCTGGATCGTCAAGGAGCTTTCGACGATACTTTGTAACAAATACAAGGTGACAGACCAACTTAGTGACGGAATGTCTACCCCTACGATATTCTGTCTTGTCCACTTGAAATCCCTCCACAGACCAAGTAGATAGTCTGCATGATTTTGACTTTCAAGTACAGGATCAAGGACGCGACAGTCGGGAAGTATCTCGACAGGCACTCGCGTTCGGTCAATTTTGTTTGGAACTACTGTTGCGAAACCCAGCGTAAGGTTGAAGCCTATTACAAGGCAGGCGCACCTAAGCGCCGTTGGCCTTCGCATTTCGATCTCGTCAAGCTGACCACGGGTTGCGCAGCGGAACTTGGCCTGCACTCCGATACGGTCGGACAAATCTGCAAGCAGTTTGTAATCTCGCGCAACGCGGCCCGACATGCTCCGCGTTTCCGCGCCAGCAGGGGCCCCAAGCGAGCCCTCGGCTGGCTGCCCTTTATCAAGCGCACCGTGAAACTCGACGGCGCGCACGTTGTCTACCTCAAACGTAAATTCCATTTCTGGAAGTCGCGGGATATCCCCGACGCCATCAAGACGGGCTGCTTTACTCAAGACGCCCGTGGTCGCTGGTATGTTTGTTTCCAGTGCGAGGTTGCCGACGATCTGCCAACTGGCAACGGCGAAGTCGGGATTGATCTTGGATTGAAGACCCTCGCCACATGCAGCAACGGCGACACTATCTCCGCCTTGCGGCATTATCGCAAATATGAGGCTACGCTCGCCATTGCACAGCGCGCCGGACATAAGCAGCGCGTCAGGGCTATCCACGCCAAGATAGCGAACGTGCGCAAGGACCAACTTCACAAGGCCAGCAGCAAGATTGCTGCGGAAAACCAACTTATCGTTGTCGGCAATGTCAGCGCCGCACAGCTTGCCAAAACGCGAATGGCTAAGTCCGTTCTCGATGCAAGCTGGTCGATGCTGCGGAACATGCTCGAATATAAAGCCAGCAGGCACCGGGCGCGTTACGTTGAAGCCGATGAGCGTTGGACTTCCCAAGTGTGTTCGTGCTGCGGGACAATTCCCGACAGCAGTCCGAAAGGTATGGGCGCACTTGGAATAAGACATTGGGTATGCTCAGACTGTGGTTGCTCGCATGATCGCGACGCGAACGCTGCTCGGAACATTCTCCGTGTCGGGGCGGAACGTCGCCCACCTGTAGAGGAAATCCCCGCCCTTTAGGGCGGGGAAGACGTTAAGCTGCCCTCGTGTATTCCCACCTAAAGTTGCCGCCCGGCAGTGGGTGCTTGCTGCGCTTGACGCGGCCAACGGCCGCTAGGTGACGCAGCATGGTGTCGACGCTCTCCGGTGACCAGCAGCCCACGCGCTCCCATATCTCGCGCGCGCCGCGCGGGTGGCTGTCCACCACCGACATAATCTGGTCGAGCGTCGCTGGGCTGAATCCACCAGTCATGGTCTAATAATTCCCCCCAACAGTCTGGCGTCCAGCCGCTTGGCGCTGACCGGCACACCGATTCGCGTCTCGATCAGATTGGCCAGCCGGCACGGTATGCCGTCGGCCCAGCCCAGATAGTTTATCAGCGGCACGCCCAGCTCGTGCGCGGCCTCGGCCGGCGTGTAGCGATTGCGCTTTTGCCAGGCCTGCAGCTGCAGGGCGATGTTGCGGGGTGCTGCCATTGGTCAGCCCGTCAGCTTGTCCAGCAGAATCTTGTGCGCCAGCTGCGCGGCGCGGAATCCGCTTTCAAATCTCGTGATTGCAACATTGGTGTCGGCTTCCGTGACGATGCCGCTGCAGAGGACGCCAAACAGCAGCGACACATGCGCGTTGAATGCGTCGTCCAGCGCTTTGGTGATCTGCTCTTTGGTCATGCGTAAAATCTCCCCCACACCGGTTTGCTGCGCAGCGGCCAGCGTAGCCACGGGATTCGCGCCGACGACAGCACACAGCCGAGCATCAGCGCGCGGCGGTGGCGGCGCAAGGTCGGCTCCAGCGTCATGCGTCACCAGCTGGGTCGGGTGCGCGCTGCCGGACTGGCATCCAGACTATGCTGGCAACGGTCGACACGCTGGCGTGCCCGCTCGTTGCCCTGATTGTTAGACCATGCAGGAATCCACCGTCCATCATGAACGACCCCATAATAGCTGCTGGGGCCTGGTAGATCGCCCGACCATTGCGTGTATCGTAAGCAATGCGTCGTTGCTTATGTTCGTCGATCTGCGCCTGCGTCGAGCCAGGCCGCAGGGGCGCAGGTTCTTCCATATTGTCGCCGGGGAAGTGGCCGCCCACGTCAGGGATTCCATCAAAGGCTTCAAGCGCACCGGCGCCAGCGTGTGTGCATGCGATGGTGCGCAAAATGCCGGGTCCTTCCTCAAGGATAAAAGTGCCCTTGCGGTCGAGAAGCCATATTTTGCCGCCCAGCGGCGGCAGATCGACGCGGATTCTAACTGGCTTCATGCGTTCACCGTCGTGCGCGGCCCTATGTTCATGCCGCCTACCTGCGCGGGACCGGCCGCCGGGCTGGCCGACTCGGGCTGGTCGGCCGGCGTGCCGGGCTCCACCGGCACGTCGACTGACGTCGGCTGCGGCGCCATTGGCGTGGCCTCGTCGGGCTCCGTCGGGCTGTCGTCGACCGCGTCCTGTTCTTCGCCGGCGTCCTCCATGTCGATCATGGACAAATCCAGCACCTGCGCGATGTAGGCCTTGGCTTCCTCGAACGTAATAAGCTGTTCTTCCGGCTTTGGCTCGGTCGCCGGCACGGCGTCGACATGCGCGCCCTGCGCGCTGGCCGGCCTGCTGCCTGGTTGCGCTGGCGCGGTCTTTTTCATCGGATCCAACATGATTTGGAACGCTTGGGCGAGCGAGAACACCTCGTCGGGCGTCGGCTGGAACATGCGCGGCCACTGCAGCGTGAAGCCGCCGGCGTCCTTGTCGATCTTGGACGCAATCGCTATCTTTTTGATCAGCGGCAGCGCACCATGCTCGCCGTACTGGCTGCGCAGGTCGCCCACCATGTCGTCGCTGTCCTGGTCGAGGTACTCCATGGCGCGCCCAGACAGCGGGGCTTTCATTTTGTCGGGGTCTTTACGGCTGGCCGCGATCTGCTCGAGCGCCATGTTGCGCAGGTGGTCGATCAGCTTGAGCGCCGCCTCGGTGCCGGTGCCGGACATTTCCAGCAGCTTGGCGTCGCCGACGCCGACCATGCTGCCGTCCTCGTCCTTGTAACCGGCTTCCATTTCCAGGTGCGTCATGGGCCCGCGCGTCACGGCGCCGTTCATCACCTTGCCGATCGTCACCAACTGCGGCGCGCTGTTGTAGCGCGTGCCGCGACCGATTTGGCTCAACGTGTAGTCGAGCTCGACGCTGTTGGGGATTGCGTCTTCGAACGTGCAGCAGCCGTCGGGCGCCAGGCCGCCGCCCAGATTGACAAACCAATGCGCGCACACAAAGCCCAGGTCGTGCTTGTATTCCTCGCCGGCCCACGGCTCTAACTTTTTGTTGGCCGCGCCCTCGCCGACAAAGCCGTGCACGGGATTCCATTCGACCTTCTTGACCGGCTGATACGTCACCTCGCCGGTCGGCAGCCAGTCGCGGATATACCAATACTCTTGGCCCTTCTCGACGCCAGGCGCCCCCATGGCTTCAAGCGCTGCCCCGCTGGTCGTGTAGGCAACGCGCAGCTGCGCCAGCTCCCCCATGTCGTCAAAGCTGGGTTGGCAGTATTTGGCGCGCCAGCATTGCAACGCCACCTTGGGGTTTTTGCCGCCTGTGGTTTCGACGCGAAACGTGACGGCCACGGCGCCGACGCTGCCCAGCAGCACGGCTTCTGCCATGCGTTCAAAAAACTTGCCCTTGCGCAGCAGCGCCGCCATGGACGCAATCTTGGCCTTGTCCTTGTGGCGCACCTTGGGCGCGTGCCGGCCGGTGAACAGCTTGCGGGTGCACCAGCGCGCGACCATGCGCGGCAGCCGGTACTGCGCCGACGGTCGGCGCTCGGTCAGCGGTATCAGCTCCTGCGTGCCTGGCTTGACCTCGTCGTAAAACGCATAGTTCAAATGATTGTAAAAGGTGCCGTCGAGCAGGCGGTCGCGCAGGTCAAGGCAGCGATAGCGCGAGTCCTCGCTGGCCCAGTCGGGGTATCGGATCGCCTGCGCGATTTTGCGGAACATTCAGGCCCCCTGCGGCGGTGGTGACGCGTCGACCTCGTCGCGCATGTTGACCGACGTGGCGAAACGATTCTGCAGATAGCTGATTCCGGCCATCAGCAGGTGCACTGTGCCGCTGTCGTCTTCCCAGCCGTCGCACAGCCAGCCGCCCGGCTTGACGAATGTGAACGCGATTGCGCGTATTTGACCGGCCTTAGCGCGCTCAAGCAGCTGCTCCAGCTTAGCGATCACATTGGCCTGCGGCTGCAGGTCGACAGCAACCTGCGGGTTGGCGACGCCGGGGAAGGTGCGCACGTTGTCGGTCGTCATGCCGCGGCCTCGTCCACCCAGGCAAAGTCGATCGCGCCGCCCGGCAGTCGCACCATATAGCAATTCGCTGGATATGAACGACGTACGCTGACGACGGCCGCCACGCAGGGGTCCTTGCCTTCCTGCACGCGCTTGTGCAGGAGTGCCAGCACCGCGGCATCAATCACAGCGTCGCTGTGGCGCATCGTTTGTTTGGTCACAATTATGGTCATGCCGCGACCTCGTCGGCCGGCGTGTCCAGCGTAAAGCGCCGCTCGTTGACCGTGTCCTGCTTGCCGGTATCCTCGTAGCGCACCAGCCAGCTGCCGGCGCCGTATTGCGGCTGCGGCAGCTGCACCGTCGCCAGGCGGTGACCGCCGGCGGGTCGCCAGCCAGCGTCGCACGCGACCTCGACGACGTCGCCAGCTTGGTATGGTCGCGGCTGTCGCATGGACACCGTTGGAATCAGCGCAGCGGTCGGCTGCGCGTTTATGAGCCAGCGCGCGCGTCGGCGTCAAGCGTCAGCCGGTGATCCCCATGGCGCGCTCGATCGCCTTGCGTTTGATCCACCGCCACAGCCGGTCGGCGGCCACGCCGTTGTCGTTTAACCGATATCGCCGCCACCGCTTGGCCTGCCGACCGTACACCCGCCGGTGCATCAGGTCGACCAGGCGCCAATGGTCGCCGCACAGCCATTCGTCGAATTCGGTGCGCGCGGTCGTGTGCCGGCAAAACGGCACGCAACAGTGCAGGCGGCCGGCGCGATTCCGCTTTTTGCCGTCCTGGGTCAAGTAGATTCCCCCTGCTTGCGCCAGCCAGGGTAAACGGTTGCTTAACTAACGCACCTGCTGCCTGGCGGCGTCGATAGGCGGTCGGCCGACCTTGCGCGGCTTAGGAGACAATGTCACTTGGACGTCTGTCATTTGTCACCTGGATTGTCACCTTGCGAAGATCGGCAGCACCTGGGCGCCGCCGGACTGCGGCTGCGTGCGCTTTTTCTTCTGCAGCCTGGCGTAGCCGCCCGTCATGGCGTCGGTCTGGTCCTTGAACTTGCTGCCGGGGAAGTTTGTCACTTCCTCCAAAAACGTGTCGTTCCACGGCCCGACGACAATCTCGACGTTACCATTTTCGGCCTGCGCCGCCATGGGCTCCGCGCGGTCGATCTTGCTGCCCGTCTCAATCAGCTTATGCGCGTCAAAGCCGTCCAGCATGCTGACCATGTCTCGCGCCACCGTATTGTGCACGACGATATCGCGCACTAGAAACGACGCCTGTCCGCGTACCGTCAGGCAGCGGCACGGTCGGACGCCAGCCGGCGTCACGGACATGACCTGATCCGGCAAATAGTCCTCGTCGAAACGGCGATAGATCGACGCGTTGGCCAGCGACGCCAGTCGGGCGGCCTTGAACGAGTGGTGCACCGGAATTCGCTTCAAAAACCGGCCATAGGCGTCGTCCTGCTGGCGCATGCGCAACAGCCAGCTACGGTGGCGTTTCTCCAGATATTTGCCATTCTTGGTCTTTAGCGTCGAATTGATGCCAAGCCGCAGCAGCAGGTGCTGCACATCCTCAAGCAACGCCTTGCTGACGCTGTAGAATATGACCTCGTGCGCGTCTTTCGATACGAATCCGTCACAGGCGAAATAGGCCCCAAGGAATTCAGCCACCAACGGGCTGGGGGCGCCAAACACCCATGCTGGCACACGTTTGGTATAGGCATTGTGCCCGGCCAGTCCGGTATCACGCAGCCATGACTGCAAGCCCGCTGCGTTGATCTCGCCGCGCCGGTAACCATTGCTGGTGCGGCCACCAACGGATTGCACGCAATGCCGGAAGTCCAGCAGCTCAACATGGTCGTGACAACAGAACGACGATTTGCTGCTTTGCACCTTGCGTTCCGGTCGTCGGATGCTTGTCACCGATCCATCGCCAATAAAATAGCCAGCAAGCCGGAACTCTTCCGCCGAACGATCAGCGATCGCCGCTATGCGCGGAGTACTGCGGAGCGCGACAACGCTGCCTGGGCGCAGGGCGCCGGCAGCCACCCAATCGTCTGGCGTGAGAAACGGGTGGTCAAGCGCCGCCACGACTTCGCGCCCGGATCCTGTCTTAATGCACACCGTCGGCAAGTCGCCCTGTTGAAACACAGCGTCGACCATCCCAGGCACACCATCCTTGCCTATGACGGTGTCACCAACAATGATTTCCTTAAGCGGCACCTGTTGGCCATCGCCGCGCAAGATCAATTCTTCCTCCCAGATTGGCTTGCCGGCGCTGCCAGGGTCTTGCGGCACCTGCACCTCGTAGCTACCGCCCAGCTGGGCAATGCGTATCTGGTCGGCCAGCGCCGTCGCCTTGACCAGCCGGCGCACCAGGGGCGCCTGCTCGCGACAGCGCTGCACGTCGGCAATGCAGTATTGCGACAATGTCGGGTGCTTGCCCAGCAGCACGCCGGCGGTGTAGGGCGGGTCGGCCGTATAAGTCGCCTCGGTGTCCGCCAGGTCCCAGTGCCGCACCCAGCGATAGCCCAGCGGCATGGCTGGCCTGGGCTTGAACCAGGCGCGCTTGAACATGCCGCCTTCGCGCGGCACCGGAGTCTGTTGGTGTTGCCCAGAAACTGCGTATGCGGTCATCTCGCGTTCAAGTGCATCCACGGTAGCTAACGGGAATCGTTCAGGAAATAGCAATTCCCCCTCTTGCCGGCGCGGGTCAGTGAATATCGGCGTCGTGCAGTGCCGGCCTTGCTCGTACCGCATGGGCAGCACCAGGGCTATGTGCTGCACCCCGATTTGCTCCCACACCCCGCTGGGGTCATCCTGATGCACCCGCTGCATAATCAGCGCGATGGCCGACGCCACCGGGTCATTAAGACGAGTTGGCACCGATTCCCGCATGATGAACTTAGCCTGCTCGCGATCGGCGTCCGACTTGGACTGCGGCACCGACAGCGGGTCGTCGATCGTCAGCACGTCGCCGCGGCCGCCGGTCAGCCCCTCGAACGCCACGCCCTCGCGTGTGCCCTTGCTCGAATTCTCAAACGACGTTTCGGCCACGCGTGTCAGCTTCACATGCGGCCAAAGCGTCTGATACCAGTCCGAAAGGATCAAATCGCGGGTCTTGCGCGTGTCGCGCTTGACGTAATCCGCCGAATAGCTGGTCGACAGGAAACGCCGGTGTGCCAGATTGCACGGTCCCCATTGCCAGGCGTTCCATAAAACACTGACAATCAATGATTTCCCGACGCCTGGCGGCACATTGAAGCGCACCTTGTTCGGCAGCCCCATGGCCAGGAAACGACCCCAGGTCAGAGCCTCAAGGTGATCGCATATCGCACGCACCACCCAGCCCTCGACAAACTGCGTCCTGGGCTCAAGGACGTGCCAGGCCTCGCGCACAAAGCCGATTAAGGTCTGGCAGCGCGCGCGGATAGCATCCGCGTTCGCCTGCGTGTCTGCCCGCTCGCGCTCAGTGGCTCGTTGGTGCTTTGCCTGCTGGATCGCCTGCAGCAGTTGGGTCGGCGAGATTCGCGACAACACTGAGAGCGCCAAGGACTCGCTCGAATTGCTCAATATCGCCCTCCGGTAGTTTGCCCAAGATGGCCGCCAGTGCCGCAATGTCCAGCGGACTACCGTCCGGATTGGTGTGCGCCACGCCGGTCAGCCGGCGGTGGCAATACATCGCGGCATCGCGCGCGGCCATGCGGGCATACGATAGCTCATTCCTGACCAATTCGCGGTCCAGCGGCCGACCGCCTTCCCTGCCCTCGTCAGCCTTGGCGCGCGCCTGCTCGCGTCCGGCTTCGTCCATGTGGTATCTGGCGATCGACAGCAGCATGTCGGCCGGGCTGGCACCGGCATGCAACGTCTTTATTTCGGCCGCCACCGCGCTGGCGCTGCTCGCAACGCCTGGAATGGCCAATTTATCGGCTTTTGGCTTCCGCCCGGCACCTGGTCGCCATCCACCTCGTGGCATGTTTTTGAATTAGCCCTGCAATCAATCTGGAATCGGTCGGGGGCGATATTGAGCCCGTGCGGATCATAAGGCAGCTTTGCGCGCCAATGCAAATGGTGCTGCAATTAACGGGTTTGCACGTTGCGCTGGGTGGCGCGCGGAGCCATGTTTGATTTGATCGAGAATCAAAAGAGCCGCCGGCGATGCTCGTTTACAAAATCACCAACATGCTGACCGGTGCCGAGTACGTCGGGCTGACGTGCCGCAGATTGCTGACAAGGTGGAGCGATCACAAGGCGAAGGCGCGTGCCGGAACAAAAACGCCGCTATACAACGCAATGCGTAAATATGGTTTTGCTGCATTTTCGATCGAGGCAGTTGCGTCTGCCAAGTCCTACGATGCGCTAAAAGCCGCCGAGGTGGCGATCATCGTGACCTCGGGCGGAAACCTCGCCGTTCACGGCGGGGAGGAAGCCCGTTGAGCTTCCACGTATCGCTTGACCCTCTCAAGCGGAGCGCCACCGGCACTGGCGGCAAAGTAGGATGGCGACCAAAGAACACTGCGCCAATAGCGAGCAGCAATATCCCGGCGCTCAAGTCTGAGCAGTCGGGACGAGGTACCCTTGAGGGCATTAACCATGCTTATCCGGTTTAGACACACAGCCCTAGATGTAGTGGTCACGGGAATACCAGCGTTTTGCCATTCCATGCGCAGTCAGGAATGTTCAATTTGATGTAAGCCAAAATGTCGGCGTCCAGCGTGGCGCGCTTGGCCTTGTAGTCGGCGTACAGCGTGGCGCGCTTGGCCTCGTAGTCGGCGTACAGCGTGGCGTGCTTGGCCATCGCCTCACAACCGCCCAGATAGATCATGTTGTGTAAGCGGATAGCCACTTCGTTCTTCGGCTTTTTACGCTTCACATAATCAATGCGTTCATTCACATCGTGTGACTCTTCGCACAACTGTTCATGGTGCAGAAAACCAAACCAGCCTTTCGTCGGGCCAGTGTAATTGTAGCGACCTGGAAACAATGTATTCTCGATCTTCTTGCGGCGCGGATGATTAACCATTTTCAAGTCCTCTGCCCCTGAAATCCCCGAGGCGCGGGATCAACATCTAGTGGCTCTTAGCAGTTGTGTGCGTCAACCGGATAAGCATGCAAGAGACAGTTAAGTGACAATGTCTCCTGCGTTGTCACTTTGGTGCGGCAAGCCCTTGTCGGCGTACTGGCGCGCCAGCAGCTGCACGCCGGGCGGTATCTCGCGGTGGTCATGCTCAAGGCGCCGCATGAGGCGCGACAGCGTCCTGGGCAGGCCGCGATAGCCCAGCGCCCTGGCAAACTGGCTCTGGCTGGCGCCCAGCACGATGCGGATTTCCCTAAGCTCGGCGCCGGTCAAGGCGTCACCATGGCCGCTATTTTTCGGCCAACCTCTAGGGCGTTGGTCATGTCCTCATTAAGATTTTCAACGATCAAATGCGCGATGGCCTGCGCGTTCGGCGTCTGACGCGACGGCGCGGCAGCTATCATAGCTTTCCAATCACGCGCAGCGCACAGGTCATCGGTCCATAATTTGCCGTTCTGCAAATCGATCCCAAGGTGAGAAACCGACCATGCAAGGCACATTTCGAGCGTTGGCTCGGTCGGCACGCATTTCCATTCTGTCATTGCCGTTGCTCCAAAAGTCGCTGCCGAAACTCAGCATCCGATTCCCCCATCCGACGGCATGGCATTAGACCGCCTTCGTACAATATGCGGCCGCGCAGGTGGCCATCGGATTCGAACCAACGGCGGCGCACGCCGTACAACAGCGCAAGCTGCGTCAGGTCGCGGCGCTTAAGAGGGAACTGCCCATGCAATTTCACCACCAGTCCTCCTGCAGCCCGCTGGTGAAGCCGCCGCGGCCGGCCAGGTCGGTCACGACCTGGCGCGTCACGTCGGCCAGCGATTTGAACGGCTTGGCCATGACGCGCTGGTCGGCCTGGTAGGTCACCTCGGCCTCAAGCCGCACGCCGGCGTAGCCCAGCACGCGCAGGCTGGCGCGCAGCACCACCTCGCTGCCGCCGGCCTGGTAATCGCGGCAGGCGCGCTCGTATTTGTCGCGCCAGATTTGCGCGTGGTCAGGGTTAGATCGGTCCATGGGGTTGCCCTCCTGTGAGAATCTCGACCAGCCAAAACTTGTCGACCTTGCGGAAGTCCACCGCGTGCACGTTGTCGATAATAAACTGGCGCACCGCATTGCGGTGAATTACATGCTCGTCGCCGCCCTGTTTTTTGCCGCGCTTGGTGCCGCGCATACGTGCCTGCAGCCAGCCCTTGTCGACCCAGGCCGCGACGCTGTGGCCGTCGATATTGAACAGCTTGGCCAACGCGGTGGCCGAATAGTTGTCTGGGTCCAGCGCGCGGCCGGTGCCGCCGTTGCGCTTGAGCTTGACCACGATTCCGGTTTCGCTGCGCCGGTAGCCGGCGCGCGCCAAGTGCTTTTGTATTGTGCCGACGTGCTGGTGCGCATGTGCCTGGGCAATCGCCAGTTCCTCGGCCGACCACGCGGGCTCCTTGAAGCGCGGCGCCTTGAGGCATAGGCGCGTCGCCTGGGTGCTTATCCACCAGCGCGGGACCTTTAGGCGCTTGGCCAGGGCGGCAACTTGGCCGCGGCCGGTCAGGTCGGTAAACACCGCGGTAATCTGTGCATCGATCGCCGGTGTGGCAACATACAGCAGGCGCGGGTTGTACTGGCCTTTAATTCCGAGTGCATAGGCATGCTGCGCAATCGCTAACGGCGAGCGCCCGCGCAGTTTGGGCGCACATGCCACCGCACCGCCCGTCGGGTAGCGCGCGCGCAGCACGGCATTTTCTTTTGTGGTCCAGAATTTCACGACGGCACCAGACCAAAAAACAGATATTTGCCATCCAGCAGGTCAAAGCAGCCGGCGCGCGTAACGCCTAGGCCGGTGCCTTTGACGGCCAGCAGCTGATCCGCATACGCGTACGGGTCCATGCCGCTGGGCAGGCCGACCATGACGTATCGCGGCAGCGGGCAACCGTTGCCGATACGCACAAACTTGAAAGCGCGCTCGGGATTCATCCCGTAGGCAATGACAGCAAAGGTGCGCATGGTCAGGCCGCGATAAGGTTAATCAGCGAGCCATGGGCACCGCTGTCGCCCGCGCGGTACGTGCGCGACGGCTGGCCATAACGGTCCACAACGGTAATCGAATAGCCGAGCCCAAGGACGCGGGTCAGTGTGTGTCGCGTCAGCGTTTTTGAGCCGGCGATCTCAGCAAAGCAGGACGCCGCCGCGTCAGCCGGATAGGCCTTTTCGGTGCCATACACGTTGCGGATTTGGATTTTGATGGTGTCGGTCATGTGCTTTTTCCTTTCGGCGGGCCGCATTGGCCCTAGGCAACGTGGGTACAGTCCCACAGGTCGCGGCTGCTGTCAAGCCCCATATTCAACGGAATTCTTCGAATTGCGGCTCACCGGGTGCCAGCAAACTGGGAACCGGTTCTGGGCGTGCGCCGTGCCCGACCGGCGGCTCATCGACTCCATGGACTTTGCGGTGAGTCCGCCACACATAGTCGCCGGATTTACCAATTAAATCCATCTTAGTGTTCCATTGATAATCTGCGTAAGTCCGTTCAATCGCTTTCTTGCAACGGGCGCGTAATTTTCGGCCGTCAGGGTCGGCCGGGTCGACGCTGAATCGGATTTCGCACAACGCATCGATCCACTCGCCGACGCGCACGCAGCGCTGGCCATGCGGCGTGTTGGCCTCGGCCGGCGCCGGCGCGCCCTTGACGCGTAACGCGTTGACCAGTGCGCGCATGATGATTTGATTATTGGGCCGCATTTCAATGTAACCGTGCGGAATCGTGCGCGAGGGCGCAGCTGGCCCGACCAGCTCATGCACCACGCAGCTGGTGTCGGGCTCGCCATCCTGGTCGGGGCCAAGATTTATCTGCTTCAACACAAACCTGCGGGTAATCCCGCCTTCCGCGTCTTTTTGCTTGGTGACGACCATTTCGCGGATGTCGCGCTGGACGCGCCCGCTGCTGACTTCCTCGCTGTCGACCTGCTCGGTGCGGATGACCTCGACGGCGTTCTCCACATTGCCCAGCAGCGACGAGTGACCGCGCGGGCTGCCGCCCAGCTTGGGCGTGTGATGCACCAGCGCGACGTGCGCGCCAGTCTCGATCGCCATGCGGTGACAGCGCTGCAGCACCTTGCTGACGTCCTCGCTGGCGTTTTCGTTGGCCCCCGGCGACGCCGCGCTAAAGGTGTCGATCACCACCAGCTCGAGAGGTGCGTCATAGAACGCCGCCCAAGACTTAATTTCCTCAATCAGTTTGTTCGTATGATCGTCGGCGCCGAACAGGTCGACGCGGCTGGGCAGCAGCACGAATGGCAGATTGTCGTCGTGCTTGATTTTGTGGTGACGCCGGTACGCGCGCAGCCGTTTCTTGAGCCCCAGGCCGCCCTCGCCGGCCTGATAGACGGCAAGGTCGGGACGCACGCGCATGCCCATCCAGCTGACGCCGCGGGCGATCGACAGCGCGGCGTCCGTGATTAAAAAACTCTTGCCGCAAGAGGGAGGCCCGTACCAGATCGACACCTCGCCGCGCGTCAGTATCTTTTTAATCAGCCACTCGAGCTCGCGCGCCGGCTTGTCCAGGTCGACAAACCGGATGGCGTTGAACGACGACTCGGGCGGTACCGGCAGCCAGTCGGCCAATAGGTCGACAATCGCAAACAGCTTGTCCTTGCTGCCGCCAGCGTGCGCGCGCCAGTCCGTGACGTCGGCACCCTCGGGGCATTCTTTCCACTGCGCGCGCCAGTCCAGCACGCGCACGCGGCGCGCTATGCCGCGCAGCGACGCCGCCTTGCGGTGCCCGTATTCGCGTCCGCTGCGGTCGTTGTCGATCAGCACCACCACGTCGGCGTCGCGCAGCTGCTCGGCGTGATGCGGCGACCATTTTTTGCTGCCGCCGCTGCTGTCGGTGGCGACCAAGCCCCAGGCGGCCAGCGTGTCGCAATCCTTCTCGCCCTCGGGGCTGAAAATAATCCGCTGCTCGTCGCCGGGCTGCGCTAGTTCCTCGGCCAATTGCGGAAGCCGGTATAGGCCGTGCGCGACGCCGTCGAAAATCCGCACGGCGGAGCACGACCATTTGGCGCGGCGGTCGTCGGTCGCGCTGTACCAGTCCTTGTTGCGGCCCTGGATATACTCGGCCTCGTCCAGGCCCCATATCCAACCGCCGCCGGCGTCGGTCGGGGCCTTGCGTCGTTGCAGGAACGACTTTTTGCGCTTGCCGGCGTCCAGCCATTCGAGCCGGCAGACCTGGTACAGCAGCCCGCCGGAGTCGTCGGTGTAATCGTACGCCGCGGTGATTTCGCGCCGCGTGTTGGCGGACGGCGCGCCGGTGTCGCCATGCCCGTTGGGCTCGTTAGGATGAGGCTCGTGCGCCGACGCAGCCGGCCGGCCCGGGCGATCCGCGCCGGGCAGGGGGATTCCGGCCAGCTGCGCCAGCGTCTCGACGGACTGCATGAACGTGCAGCCGGTACTTTGCATCTCAAATTCGTATATGTCGCCGCCCTTGTCGGACGAAAAGTCTTTCCATAATTGTTTGGAATCGTTGACGGTAAACGACGGCGTTTTTTCTTTGTTGAAGGGGGAAAGGCATTTCCACTCGGAGCCGGCGCGCTTGAGATCCTTGCAGCGACGCATGACGACTTGCGAAACCGGCAGCCGGTCGCGCAATTCTTGAATGAATGACTCAGGGATTTTGCCCCGCGCCATAGCGTTGCCTCGCTTCGTCTTTTTATTGTGAGTGCAGCCCGACCTGTGGTCCGCTCTGCCGGCGTCTTAGCCGAGGCGTCGCCCTATAACGACGCGCTGGGGCCGCATGGTGACGGCGTACCAGAGGCTGCTGGGGTATTGCTTAGTCCGGCTTGTGACGCTGCGGGTGCAGCGCCGCGCGCGCGGCCATTTGTAGAATCTCGTTGGCGTATTCCGGGTCGTCAGCCAGCGCCGCCTGCGCGTAGGCTGTCAGCGCCGCGGCGGCGTATGCGTCCTTAAGTTTTATCACAAAGAATTCATCGTCGTCCCCGACGTTGCCAAATTCGACAAACCCGCCGGTGTTGAGCGCGGTCAGGCGCTCGTTTGTTTCAGCGTCGGCCTTTGGCAGATTGCGCAGCTTGATAAGCGCATACTTGCCACGGCCGTCGGGATTTGTGCTACGATCTAGTTTCATATTATCACCTCCTGTCGTTGAACTTGGTCGACTCGTCGCCCCAGCTATCAAACCGGTGATGACGCTCGCGCGCGAACAATTCCACGTAAGGTCCGGCGCAATATCGGCGCACGCGATCAAACAATTCGTCCGGCTTGCGGCTATGCTCGCGCCGCGGCGTTAGAATCAGTTCGCGCACCGACCTGCTCAACCGCTTGGCATTGCCGCGTCGACCGAGCAAGACGAACTCGGCGTTTTTGCGCGTCGTCAGCCCCAGGCCGGCATGGAAATCCCCGTCATCCACAAGGCCGCCGCCGTGGGTCTTTTTTAGCTTGACCCAGGTAAACGCGACCGCGCTATAGCGGAAGCCCCACACTTCAATGACCTGCAGCGCGTGCGGGAGGCATGGCCCGGTCGCCCATAAAAACAGGTGCGCGTCGCGCGCAGCCAACTGACCGACTGGCAACGCACAGATATCGTCTAGGCCCATAACGTCGTAATGTTTTTCGGCGTCGCGTCGACTGTGCCAATTAGTCGATCGCAATGCTGTGTACGATTTATAAAGCCATGGCGGGTCCGCCACGATCGCCCGATACGCGCCGGGCTTTAGCTTGCCAAACGGCCACCCCATGATTCACCT